GTAATCTAAAACTTTTTTAGTAATTCTTCCCGTTGCCATTTGTATACTTCATCTCTCTGTTTGCATCTTTTAATTTTTCTATGTCTATCAGAACCTTATCCATTTGTTTACGTAAAAACTCTATATTAACTTTGTTTAAAGCCATGTCCTCTATATGTTTGTTTAGCTTATCAGTCGACTTATAAAGATCCTCTATCATCATGAATTGTTCCGAATCGGCGGGCAATGAACCTAGTTGTCCACGTGGCCATTTTATTCTAAACTCTGTGTTCTCTATTAAATCTTGTTCCATTAACTGAAGTCTAGTGTCAGCTATATTTAATCTTTCAACAATCTGAAAATAGCCCATAGTGCCGAGTGCTACGATGACGATCAGAGAGGCAACTGTCTTCATAGGCATTTGCACTGCTGCTTCCTCAGATATGTTTAATGGTTTCTTACTCATGTTTTGGTTTTGGTGGAGGAATTATATAATCTTTTGTATTAACTTTCAACGGTTGTGATGGTTTCATACAAAACGCGAGTAAACATAACAAAATTATAAGTATTGCTGTGAACCTGTAGTCCATAACAACCTCCAATCATTATTGCTTTTTCGGCATGAATAAAGCTTTAATTTTTTTCCATAATTTTTTAATCATTTTTTTTCTCCTCAATTTCATAAAAGAACTTGTCGGTATCCTCTGTCCGCCATGCTCTACTGTCCTCTACGTTCCATTCAGATGTTTGCACTTTCCAATCAGGGGTATTGTCCTTCACGGTAAAAGAAGGTATGTCCCATATACACCTATTGTTTGGTTGTGCTGCAAAATTACCATCGTCTAGGGCAATTATGTGAGCGCACTTATGTTCGTGCGGGATCTCCGAATGATCAGTATCTAGTATGTTAGCCTCTGGGTGAGCAAAGTCAATAGTAAATAAATATTTACCTGAGTGCCATTTTTTATCTTTACCAATATATTTACCGGCTTGTGATTCTAAAATGTCCCAAGAAGTGACAGCAGGATAATAAGAAAAACAATTCCAGAGCTGTAGTTCATCAAGTCTTCTTGTGGGCACGTCGGATGGCTTAAATCCCTTTTGAATAAACGCGCTAATTGGTAAGCGATAAAATATTGCACCGTTTTCCATAATAGCATGCCATAATATGCTCCTTCCAGTAAGAGCTGATATGCCAAAGATAATACAGTCTTCAACTTCTCCATGATGTTTTTTAAGATCATATAAAAATTCTCTTCTTATTTGTGCGTAAACTGGTGGTATGTTTGCATTTAAGTAAGCCATAATTTATCCTCATTTAATATTACCCCAATTTGGTCCAAATTCATAGTCTACTTTGTTTTTAACCTCAAGAGGTATAGCGTTCTTCATTGTTTCATGAACCGTGTTCCGTTCTTCTTCAGTCCTGATCGACACACAAAGCTCATCGTGTATTTGTATATGGGGTATTATACCTTTTTCATATAAATCTACCATAGCCTTCTTTGTCATATCTGCGGCAGATCCTTGTATTAATCTATTCAAAGCTTTGTAAGTAAAAGCTCGTGTAAAATGCTTATCAAAATGATCTAAATTTTCATCTAATAATTCATGATACTTTTCCATCTGTTCTAATTTGTAAGCATCTATCGCTGCTTCTTTAGTATTGTATAAGGGCACCTCATCAAACCTTTGTTTATTAGAGTTCCATTTTTTATCTGTAGTCTCCCACTTATTAAATCTACAAAATCTATCTCCCAAAGTAAATAATAGACCTTGCTCTTTTGCAAAATCAGATAGTTCGTAAGATAATTCTTTTACAAAAGGCACTTTGCTATGGTACGTTTGAAATAATTTATTTGCCTCGGTGTATTCTAGATTTAATTCTTTTTGTAATTTTATCTTACCCATACCGTAGAAAAGACCTAAATTAATCACTTTTGCCTGTGATCTAGGTATATTAGCCATATCAGCCACTATTTGATGAAAATCAGCATCCTCCCTATCAAACTCATTTTTTAAATTATCTGTGCCTGCAAGGCCTAATTTAAGCGCATAATGCACTACAATACGAGGTTCTTGCTGTGAGTAGTCAAAACTACCCCACTGACAGCCAGTCTCAGGTATAAACAACTCTCTCATCTTTTTACCAATAAATCCTTTTGATGGAATCTGTTGCAGATTAGGATTTGACATACTAAATCTACCAGTAACTGTTCCCCCTCTTTCAGTTCTTATTTGATTTATATCTGCATGTATTCTTTCATTATGTACAAAATCTAATAAGCCATCAACAAAAGTATTTTTAGCTTTGTCGTATTCTCTGGCCTTCGCTACTAATCTTAAATATCTATTATTATGCGTACGTAAATAATCTTTTGGAAGTTGAGGCATTCCAGACTTCGGTGTTGTTTTATAATTTTGTATTCCTTGATTATCTAATAATTTTTTTATTGAGGCTGCAGCCCATATTTGAACATCGACTTCTGTTTTAGATTTAATAAATTTAATTATTTTATCTCTACATCTTTCTAATCTTTTACCAAATGCCTTTGCTTTTGCGACATCTATTTTAACTCCCTTAAATTTCATGTCAACTAGGCAAGGAAATAATTTTGTTTCTAATTCAAAAATATTTCTACAAGTTTTTTTACTATTGTCTTCAGGTTTAATATATAATACTTCGTCTAGTTTTTTATTAAATAAATTCCATAATCTCAACGTTAAGTTTACATCTTGTTTTGCATACTCTTTAACAACAGAGGCAGGCAACTTATGCATGTTAGTCATTGGATCTTTTACTGTACCACCAGACCATTGTAATGTTTTTTCTTGTAAATCATATTTATACTTTTCATCTTTTAAATAATCTTTTGATAATGCGTCTAATGAATATTTAAATCGATTTTCATCAATAACAGAGGCTGCAATCATAGTATCAACAATACGCCCTCGCATTCTTTTTCCAGTAACAGATCTTATCCAACACACATCATACATTGCATTGTGAAATACTTTTGTTATTTGATCATTTTGAAATATTCTTTCGTTAAGACACTCCCAGATTTTTAATTTTTTATCTAAAGATAAATCGGTATCGGCATGACTTAAAGGAAAGTACGCAGTTTCTTTCTCTGTAGCAACAGCTACACCACAGATGAAACCATCACCTCGTATAGCACCCGATCCTTTTGTTTTAAGATTAGGATCGTATGTTTCTATATCTACTGCAACAGTTTTAACATCATTAAGATCTAAATCTTCTGGTGTTTTACACATTATAATCCCTCTCCAATATCATTTCTAAAAAATGTATAGCTTTCAAAATATCTTCTTTACCATTTTTATCTTGATGTCTAATGATGTATTTAATAGCACATCCTTCTGGATATAGCAATTTATTCTCAACAACAAACTTACTTGGTTGAATAACATACTTTTGATAGTGACTCCCACCATGTTGTTTGTCCCAAACATTTTTATTTTTTATTTTAGCCATGCTCTTTCTCTACCTCCTCTAGAACTATACACATATGTTGGCAGCGAACTTTCTCTTTGTCCTAATGTATATTGTCTTTGTGATCTAATGGTCCAACAATCTATTCTCCCTCTACTATAAGCCACGTATCGTAAACGTAGTTGAGTAAAGTAATCCTCTGGTCTAGTGCAAGTCTCATCTACTATTACATTATCAAATGTAAGTCCTTTTACTTTATGTATACATCCGTATTGAACTCTAACTTGATCATCATAATTAATATTGTCTCTTATTAGCTGTTTGATAAATCTTACCTGGTCATCCTTAACTTCACTTCTCACTCTTACATCTAAAAAATCTGTTAAGGTTTTACTTTCTAATTTAAAAATTTTTTCTTTTATTAATTCATCTATTGTATATTCTCTATTGACCCAACCTTTAAAAGAAAAAGTTTTCTTACCCTTGCCATACACTACAGCTTTAGATCCCATATAAGAATGAAAATTTTTTATCTGTAGTAATGAAAAAGGCTTACCTTTTACAAATTGTGGCCAAAACTTGTGGCATTCAAACTGTTTTTTAGAAACAAAAGGATCATTACCAACATGAGAGAAAGGTATACCATGTAATTGAAAAAAAGTTCTACACCAATCTCCCGAAGGTTTACCTCTAAATGTAAATAAAAAAGTTTCTTTTGTATTTTTAATTTTATCTAACAATATTCTTAAATGAGAACAGTCTGTTCTATAATTTGCTAAATGATAATGATTACCTATTATACCCTTTGCAGGTTTCCAAACTCTACTATATTTATATTTTTTCCAAATTGGTGCTATTATCTCTTTACATAAATTGTTAATTGTTTGCCCACATCTCAAACCATCCTCTAATTGCTCTGCATCTTTAGATATCGTATGAAAGTAATGTGCATCCGCACCAGCCCACTCAAATATTGTCTGGTCTGGGTCTCCTATCATTATAAATTCTTTTGCATGTGTTGCGATTTTCTCTAAAGCTTTTCTTTGAGGAACATTACTGTCCTGCGCTTCATCAACAATTAAAACATCTATCTCTGGAATTTTTGTGTTTTTATTATTAAACTCCTCTATCATATCTTCATAAGCACGAACTTGTTCTCTGTCTTTGTATTCTTTAAACCACTCTCGCATTTTCATTATAACTTTTAAGTCTTTGTACTTCTTTTTTTCTAAATCACCGCTTTCTTTTAGTTGTAAAAAATACTCCTTTGGAGTCAAACCTCTTCCAATAGCTCCTTTTATAAATTTATAAAAATCGTGTTCATCTACAGTCTCATCGTGAAATCTAAACTCTTTGTGTTCTCTACATAAATTTTTATGGTCCTCGTCATCAAACAATGATTTTTTTATTAATTTACTTTGACAATAACTGTGTATCGTACATATTCTATATTCAAAAAACTTATCATCTAAATCTTTTTTCTTTATCTCTGGTAAATCTTGCACTGCGTCTCTAATTTCATCAGCTGCTACATTAGTGTGAGATAGTAAAATTATATTTCCTGGTTTATATTTAGATAATAATTCTTTGTATTTTTTGGTTAAATACTTGTGAGTTTTACCAGTGCCAGGAGGACCTGCTATAAATTTAAGATTGTTCATTTGGTAATTGTTTTGTTTCTATTATTTCTTCTGCTTCTCCATCGATAATAAGATGAGATTCGTTAACATTATATTTTTCTATTTTATAACTTGTACAAGAGTGCTCCTTGTACTTACCTCTATATATTTTTGCTTTTAAAACTCTTTTACACGTTAAAACTAAATCAACTCTTGCCCAATTAATTCTTTTTCTTTGGAGGTAACTATCAAACTTATCCATTTTAAATTCTAAACTATTATTTTTTTGATTAAAATAAGGCATGTTAAACTCAAACAGCTCTTTTTTATCTGTAAATACTTTGTGATCAGCTATAAATTCATTAAACCAACTTATAAATCTTACATCTTCACTTGACTCTGGATCATAGTCTGGTGATTTAGTTCTAGCTTCAAATTTTGCTATCATCATTTTTTCAAAATCTAATTCTTTCATAAAAGGAAGATATACTCGAGCTTGTTTCATAACCTCGTGATAAAATATTTTTCTGTTCATTAACTGTGGTCCCTCTACTTTTATCTCTGTT